ACACGCCACTTTGCAATAAATTAACAATTTCGTTGTACTCGCTTTTTGGCACGTTGTCTATATCGTTATTTACAATCTCATCGAACTTGTAAAAACCTTTTGCACATTGCGAAAGTAAAACTTTTTTATAGTCATTGCCGCGCATATCGCTGTACTCATTAGTAAAGTAATTCAGTCGAACAAACGGCTCAAGGCCATATAAATTTTGTGCGTCCCACCTATCCGATCCTATTACGGACGTGTCGTAAGTCGTGTACAATATATCCGTATTAGGTTGTACGTTATGCAATTGTATAGGTAAATTGTTATTATCCAACAATTTACAAACCCCGTCACCGCTTATTACATTTATATCGTAAACCAATTTAACAGATTTGCCGACATAATCAGAAGACAAATTAACAATACCCACGAACGGCAAAAATACCTCGATAAGCATATCTTTGTCTAATGTTGTGTTGTCTTTGCGCGGTATTGTGATACTACCGAAGTCAAGCGTTATAATATCCTTTTCGGGCAATTCTGCATTTATCTCGGTGTCGTAGTTGCCGCATTTTATTCGGTCCGTGCCTTTTGTAGGTATGTGAGTATAAATACGCTTAATTCGGTTTACGTATTCGCTCAAATCCTGCTCGTACGTTATAAAAGTACCGCTTTCGTTGAAGTAACGCTTTTTGCTGAATGCGTCGAGTTTGTCCAACGTTACAACATACACATTTATAGACCCATAATTTTTAATGCTTGGTTGTACCTCAACTTGTGCGCCCCCTCTAAACTCAATGTATTCAGTTTTTGGGCATTCTGTTGCGATGTCAAGTGTTACACTGCCTTGCTTTTTATCCTCGCTAATTGTGAAACGTTTGTATTGTACCCCTCCGAAATCGTCCGTGTATCTTATTTCTGGTGGGTCTGTCTCGCTCGTGAACTTACTACCCTCATTTGCTTGTATTGTTACGTTTACTTGGTCGGTTGGTGTGTAGTATGTTGGTATATTTTCGGCCGTACAATTATACAAAGTATTTCTAACCGGTATAGCATTAATATAATTACCATTAATAACCACGGACACAGAAGTATCTACATTTGTTATTGCTATGGTTGCGGTGTCGCTGCTTTGTATGGTCATATCCTCGGTATGCGAAGAACTGCCTGTATCTGTGTAAGTTACGTTGGCCGCTTGTATAATATAACCGCTTTTTGTCCCTTTAAGTGTTATGTTAAAAGTTCCGTTATCGTACGTATATGTAGCCGTTGTATCTGCTACGTTATTTGTTATGGTAATGGTTGGAGTACCCTCAACTACCTCACCATTTATTATAAAATTATTTCGTTTGTTGTAGGCGTCGTCAATGGTAAAAGTGGCACTTTGCTTGTCTTGACTTATAACCGCTGTTGCTGTTGAGTTACCTCCGAAACTATCAGTATATTTACACGTTGGCGCTGTGTCAAACTGAAAACCTGCGTTTGCAGTTACAACCACGACATTTGTATTAATGTCTTGTTGCGCCTTATGTATTTTGTAGGTTGTGTGCTGTATGTTATTTGTTACGTTTGGTAAGGCTTGTGTTTGGCCGCTGAAAGTCCAACCTACATTTAGATTGTTTATACTTGTTATTATTTCTTGTTTGCCAATCGTTAAATCATCGTTATAGGTAAATTTTTGGTTTAAATCGTTTGCCCAATCTTTAAACGAGTAAAAACCATTGTCGCATGTTATAGTTATCTCCGTAATTGTTTGTATGATTCCTTGATCGTTTGTTACGGTTTTACCTGTGTCTCGCTGTGTTAGTGTGGTATTTGGTATATTATTTACCAAATTACCCAAAACGTAATCGCTCATTATTTGTTACCTTTAAGTGTTACCATTATAATACTACCCTCTTTGTCAAAAAGTTTGGAGTTAGGAAAGTGCAAAATATCAGTTTTAGGGAAAACGTTGAAAACGTTGCTATTTACTGACAAATCTCTGTTTGCTTTGTCGCTCTCCACTATTAGCGCGGTGCTTTGCAAAATAACATCTTTGTAAGTTTGTAGCACATCGAGCGACAAAGTAAGTATGTACGTATTACCTCCCACGTATCTAAAATTGTCAACGAAGTAATATTTTCCGAAATCCTCAATGTAAACGTAATTAAATCCGTACATATTAGGGGGCATTTGTATTTTTATCGTTGGGTTATGTACGTTAATTTCTGTCCGCAAAGCAACGTTAAGAGTGCCTAACGGGGTAATTGCTTTGTTTATCGTGTTAGGTTGTCCCTTATAGTTATATAAAATCATATCTGTAAAATTAAAAAAGGTGGTGTATATTACACCACCTTGAGCCACAATATTAACTAATTATGCAACAAAGAAAACTACAAAGTTTTCGTTGGTATCATTAAAGTAGCCAGCGTCAAACTTGTAGTAATTGTTGAAGAACTCGGCTTTTGCGTTGTAGTTAGTAGTTACGCGTCTGTTGAGGTTACAAACGCCCAACGCATCTCGGTCGAACATAACGCCAAGCACACCGCTAATTTCAACGTTTTTGCCGCTCGTCTCCTTGATTTTTATGTGTGCCGTGCTTGCAAAATCGTACCTCGTGCCGCTACTTTGCCAAAATGGTACGCTTTCGGCATTTGGTAATAGTACTTGTTCTTTGTTGTATGTATCGCTGTAGAGATACGCACGTGCCGCCTTTTCGAAGTCAGACAACAAAACAACGTGCAAGTTTTCGCGAGGGGTAAAGCGTGGCTTACCTCCAATGTTAAACACGCTTGAAATACTTGCAAGTCTATCAGTGTACAAGCCAATAGTGTAACTTGCAAACTTTATAAAATCTGGGTCTGTAAGTGCCTTTGCAGCGGTCAAAGTAGTACCCTTATTGTCATTGTACAACTTTAGCAAGTTGACGCAGCGCGCTGTACTCGCTGTTTTATAGTCTACACTTGCACCACCAAAGGCCGTGCTATCAGCTATTAAAGTTTGCGCAATCATATTGTTAATTGTGCGCATTATTAAGGCATCTGTCTTAATGGTAATAGACTTTTCCACCGCGTTGTAAATCATCGAGAGAAACGCGTTAAGTTGCTCAGCGTTGATGAATGACTCTTTAACTTGTCTCTCTGTGATAGATACGGGTACTTCGAAAGTTACTTTGCTATTAAAGAACTTTGCCGTTACTTTCGGCTTGTGGAATACATCCTGCGAGTAGTCGGTTCCGTCCGTTAGCTCCCAACTCTTATTCTCTTCGGCTTCGGGTAAGTCTGCACTAATCTTTTCAAGCACGCTTCCGAACTCCCAAGCGTCCATAAGTACGGACGGAATTTTACCTGCGTAGGGTCGATTTACAAAAACTACTTTACCAATGTGGTTAACAAGTGATTTTACGTAATTGTCCACCGCGTTTTGGTTAAAAACCTCATTACCCAAATCGACAAGTCCAGTTAAATCCTCGCTAACAAGTTCGGAGTTGCCTAAAACCTCTTTAGAAACTGAGTTAATAAGTGTGTAAATTTGTTTTACTTGCATTTTAGTAGATTGATTTAGTTATATCGCTTATAATTGCAAAAATAATGCTTTTGCGCCAATCCTGCAAACGAAATTCAATTTCTTTTTTTAGTTCGTCCGTGGGAGATTTTGAGCCAATACCAACCACTTTTGTTGTACTTGTGACGTTGTTAGTACGTGTATTGTCGTATGTGGTACTATCTTTGTCATACTCAACAAAATCAGTTGCGTTGTAGGGCTTGTTAGACGCCACATTTGTATTGCTATTGTTTGCGTTTTCTGTTGTCTTATCTTCGCGCGTTGTCTGCTGCTGTACTGGGTTAAGTACATCGTATTGCGTATTGTACGCATTTGCCGCGCGTACCCAATAGCCAACACTCAACGCAATAATATTTTTTATATACTCATTTGCGTTGTCTTGTGTTATGGTGTTTATGCACTCTCGCTCGCTATAGTTGAGTAGTACAAGCGTATCAAGTCCAACGCTATTCATTTCGCCAAATATTGCAGCGTATTCAGTTGCAAAATTTGGCTTAAACACGTCAGTAAATAGGCCGTGTTTGGGGTCGGGGTATAGGTCAATTATTTTCATTTTCTTCGTCCTTTTCTTCGTCCGTTTCGTTGTCCGTTTCTGTTTCTGTTTCGGTTTCGGTTTCGGTTTCGGTTACTTCTGTTTCCGTTTCTTGTTCATCAGAATTTTCGCCAGTATCAGAAGTATTATTTTTATTATCTTCATTTTCTTCGTTTTCGGTTTCTGTTTTATTTTCTTCATTTCGTATTGCCCAACTACTTGCAAGTTCCACGCTTATTGCAGTGCCAAACATAGCGTTTATTTTGTCTACTGCCTTTTTGCGCTCTTGTAGCATATTATCAACGTAGGGGTTTAGGGAGTCCACATTCATTTGCACCTCGCTTGTATTCAATCGTTCGCGCTTTAGATTGTAGTTAGCATTTAGGCCAATTTCGTTAAAGGCCGACGCCTTGAAGTATTGTAATAACTCAATAAGTTGCGTTATTTGGTTGGCGCTCTGCGTGGATATACTTTGCAAGTTCACGCCCTTAAAAAATGCGTTTTCGCCAATAACGGAAAAATCCCCTTGCAAAATTTTTGTTACAAAGTCGTCAGCACTTTGCTTTGTTTTGTCATCGCTCGCACTTATTAACATGGTAATGCGAGACAAAACGCTGCATGTATTTAGCGACAAAAGCGTATCAGAACACAACACACCATATTTTCCAAAGATAGGTAACAGACTATTTGCTCCACTATCGTTTTTAATTAGTACGCCTTCGACGCCTATTTTGTACGACTTGTTGAGGTTTAGAAAGGGGTTGCTTACAATGTACTCAATAGGTTCGTTGTACGCGTTGGGCGTACCTCCAAGGCCGCCAGTAAAAGCGTACAATTTGCCGTCTACCTCCGTTACAAAAACATTGCCGTTTGTCTGCAAAAGGTTTTCAAGGTTGCTTTGTGGTAATGTTTCGGGCAAACCCTTATACACAAACATTGCTTGTGTTATTGCTAACATCTTGCTAATGTAGCCATTTACGCTTTTATCTTTGTTCTTTATTTGCTCTTGATACTTCAAGTATAAATTATCTTTCTTTGTCATTTGTCAAGGTTTTTATAAGGATGCTTAACTCGCTTAAAACTTTGGTATTATCCTCCAAAGTTGTACGCAGGTTGTCGGTTTCTTCTCTGTGTTGCTCATCGTGCTTTGTCATGTAATAAAATACAATTAAGCACATAGCGATAGGAAAGCCAACGTTAGAAATCATTTGTGTAATATCCATTTTGTAAGGTTTTATTACCGCAAATATACAGAAATTATTTGATACTTACAATATTGGTTTTTGCCGAATTCATTAAATAATTTCGCACAATCTCGCCAACCTCGTTATTTTGGTAAAATACTTTATCAGTTGCAAAGTACCGCGCCACTTGACTCTCTAAGTATGTAGCACTGCTTATTAACTTTCTTTTGTAGTTCGGCTTTCCGTTCATTGTTAGGCTATATATTAGCGAGTTGTCTGGGTCTTTTATTGGGGTTGTCTTTACGTGTATGTACGTAAAATTTTCGTTTCCGTGCTGTATTATGTTGCCTTGCAAAATGTAATCGTTAAATACAATGTAATACACAAATAACACATCTTTTGGAGTGTACTTTGTTGGCAAATGTGGATAGGCAGCCATTTCCCATTTACCGCCTGTTATCATTTCCAAGTTTTGGTTGTCAAAACAAAAATACTTGTTACTTGCTTTTTGCTTAACAATGGTACTACAATACTCCACCGCTACAACCGCGCCATGTTGCCCAAACTTGTATATGTCGATAGTGCCTTGCTCCATGTTGGTAACTTGTTTAAGTCCCATTTCAGTAAAATAGGGACAAAACTTGTTTATTGTGTTACCAAGCATAAAAACTTTAACGTTGTCCCTTTGTCGTATTATGGTGCTTAAAAGGTTCATAAATAGCATAAATTCATCTGGTAGGTAATACCTACGCGTTAAAAACTCGTCAAAAACAATTGTGGTAACATTTGGGTAACTGCTACTTTTTTCGTGTTCCTGCTCAGACAAACAAAAGCCATAGCAAAAGGGTGTAGTTTGCGGTATGTACTTCTTCTTTTCGGGGTCGTATTGTGCAAGATACCATTTACCCCCAATATAAAATACCGCGTTAAACTCTCCGTTTGTTATCTCTTCTATGTAGCCGTTGGCCACGTGGTTAGCAAACAGACTTTCCGCACGTTTGCCGCGTAAATCCTCGCGCCAACGTCTTATATAGGCCATTTGTTCACCGGTCTCAATGTACTTCTTTATTCCATACGCCAAAGTCGCATAAGTTTTGCCGTTGGACCGCTCACCGAATATTATATTATAATCTGCCTTTTTGTTTAGTATGTTGGTGAGGGAGTAAAATTTTATAGGTTCTTTCTTCATTTTTCAGTCTTTTAATTTTATACCTTTTAGATAATTTAAGTACATAATACTTAGAGATAGGTTGTAACTTGTTGGCTCTAAGTGTACACCGCTATTTTCTGCAAATTTACACTTTTTACCTTGATAGTCGGTAACTTCACCCGTTATTTTGTAGTCGATATATGTATGAATGTTTTTGCCTGTTGCTTCACACGGAAATTCAAGGTAATTTGTAAAGGCGTTAAATATGTTGTCACCATACTTTTTAACAAGATAGGGTATCGCATACTTTTTGTTTACGCCGCTAATTGTCAAACTATAATCATAACTTTTGCCGCCTACGTTTAGCGCGTTTTCTTCCTGCACCATGTACCTTTTAGCCCCTAAAGTCTTAAATCGTTTATAAGTGCCTTCATAGTCCCAAACGCCCAACGTTTTAGTAACACCTTTAATTGTTTCGGGTTCGCATTTTTCAAAAGGTATATTGTGGTACTTACAAGCGGCCTTCAACTTGTTATATACAACATTGTTGTACATATCAAAATAACGCTTATGTGCTGCTGCATTACGGAGTTTAATGCTATCCGTATCGCTATAAATGTAATCTTGCTTTGCTTCGTAGATTGCAGTAAATAGGTTGCGCCTTGCATAGGCGGTTACAAATACGCCCCAAGGGTAAAACAAAAAGCGGTTTTTGCTCTCGTTGTACTTCTGTAGCATTTCGGCCTTTTCGCTGTCTGTTAGTGTGTTTTCGTCCCATTGACCATTATACACAAATTCATCTCGCAAAGGGTTTGTAACACACATACCATAGCACGAATTAAGCATCTCTTTGCTATTTAAATACTCCACCTCTTTTCCTTTCACCCCTTTTAGTTTTGTCTTATTTTCGTAGATGTCTAAAATTGTACGTACAAAGTCGGTGGGTAAATAGTCCGCTTTATAGCAATACATTGCACCAATACGGACACCTCTCCACGTGTAAAAGTTGCGTATTATGTTGTAGTCTATATTTGTTATTGTAGTGGCTATCTTTGTAGCGCATACTAAACGGCCATTGTTTTCTACTGGGTCTACCTTGACAAAGCATTTGCTTACACTTATAGGATTATCCTGCAATTCTTTTGCAAATATATTGGTAAATTCCACGTCAAAAATACAAAGGTACTTACTTGTGTAGTACTCAAAGTCTTTCATGTTTTTAGGCTGCACCCTTACACCTTTCGACATAGGGAATTTTTCCGACACCATTACGTAGGGGTAACTACTCGTAAAATCGTAACTTGCAACGTATTCACAAATTTCGTCTATGTGGTTGGAGTTGCCGTGGGTAAAGCCACCACTAAACGCCCTTTGTAACATATTAAATTCATGGAGTCCGTTTATAGTTAGCGAGTGGATTAAATTTATACACCGCCAATTTCGCACGGTTTTGCCGTTTACTCTTTTACTTAACATCGCTTTACGGCAATGTTTACGCACGTATCCTGTTTTAGTTAGTGGCAATCTTGTTATTAACTTGTTTTGCTCCAATTGCTCTTGTATGTAGTTCATTACAACTTTTATATCGTTCACACAATAAAGCAATTCTTTCTGTGTTAACTCTGTTTGTGCGTGTCGTATTTTGGTATAGTCCAAATCTCCAACCATTTTTGCACACTTGTACTTTTGTAGTTGCTCGCCCAATTTTTCAAGGTTGTAGCCGCTTAATAAGTAACTACAACGGAACTCAATACCTATAGTTGTAGTTGCATATAGGGGTTTGCGTAGGTCAATGCTGAAAACCTTTTCCCACTCAAATAAGGTGCGTAAAAACTGGAATTCGTAAGATAGGTTATGAATGTATACAATTAGTTTTTTGTTAGTTGATAACTCCAAAGTTTTGGCTATCGTGTTACACATAGTTACAAACTCGTCCCATGTACGGCCCACTATTACGTACCCATTTATACCAAATTGCCATACGTACATAATAGCACATTTTTCCATTTTTACACCTATTTTTGTATACTGCTCGTATGTATATGTTTTGCCTTCTTCGTCTCGATAAAAGCTACTTACTTCTGTGTCAAATGCACATGGCACGTTGTAGTATTTACAACCTTTATTGTTGCCTATTACGTTTTTGTCATTTACGGCCGACTCCAATATTTTTTCAATGTCGGTTGCCTTATAAATACCACTATGTTGTTCATATTGCACTTTTTTCATAGTCCGAAGTTATTAAATTCGTCTAATATGCTATTTATTTCGCTTTCGACTTCGTTAGTTAATTTGTTGGCTTCGCTTTCTATGTTACTATCTATCGCATTTTGTAGGCTTACCGCTTCACTCTCAATTTGTTCGCTGGCGTCCCTTGAACTTTGCTCCAAATCTCCAGTAAAATCTTTGTACCTCATTAGGTACTTTTCAACGAAATCGCTATCGCTTAAACTTGTTAGCTTTTCATTTAGCTTGTCAACCATTAAATTAAATTCTTTGTCTGTAAGGCCGTAGGCGGTTTTTAAATGTTCGTTATACGTTCGTGTGCCTTGGGCGGTACTTGTAGGCTGTCTTAAAAAAGATACTGCCTTTGCATACTCTGTCTTTATTTCGTCCCAACTTTTGCCACTGACAGAAAATTTGCTAAAGCCTTTTATATTTCCTTTGTTTAATGCTGTTACCGCTGGACTTAACAGGCCTTTGCTCTCAATGTTCTGAATGCGTCTATTTGCTTGCTGAAATACGCGCCTTACGTCCTTTCTCAGTTCGGGGCTGCTCTCAACGCTTTGTATTATGTCTTGTCTTAACTCAGTGCGTTGCGTTGCTGTAAATACGCTTTGCTTGTATCCTATCTTGTTAGACATATCTATAAAATTAAAATAGGTAGGTAGTACTAACTACCTACCCACGTTTGTTACTTACTTGTCCTTAAATGTGATAGTGTGACAGTTGCGGCCGTGGCTCTCGTACTTTCGCACTATAAATCCAACTTTGCCGTTTTTGATGTCATTAACCGCGTCCTTATTGTTCACAATGTCATTAAACACCTTTGTTAGGTAAATAGGTATATCCACACGCTTTTTAACGTCAGACATAACACACACGACTTTTACACCGAACTTTCCGCGTGTAAAATAAAAGCCGTCAAGCGAGTGTACTTTGTTGGGGTCAGCGTTGTATAACTCTTTAAGGCTGGTGAAGTTGTAGCCGTTCAAATCGAAATTGAAAGGGTTTTCATTACCCTTATTGTACTTTTCTGCAAAACTTGTCATAACTTAGTACTTTAATTGTTATTGTGTTCGTTGCCTAATGCAACCAAGAAGTTTCTAAACTTCGAGATTTTCAGAAGTGTGCGAGTGTTCGCATTAACTTCGTTTGTGGTCATAAGTTGGCCTAATGATGTGCAAGCGTTGAAAATCGCTTCATCAAAAACGTTTCTTTCTTCGTTCATTTCTTTTGGTATTTTAGTAGAGTGTTGTGGTTAATGTGGGTTGTGTCGGTAGTTACAATTGTTGTACGGCCGTTAATGTCGGTATTTCGGTACATTGAGCAGCCTTGCAAGATTGCGCAAAGGTAGAGTAAGCAACTGATAAACGCAAAGGCATACACCAAAAAAATGTATTGGCCTACGTTCTTAAAAATCTTCTTTTTCATTGTAGTTGTTTTAGTGTTCCACGCTAAACAATTTGTATTTTGTTTAACGTGGAACGTTATATAATAGGGTTCTAAAGTTGAGTTGTGAAACGCTTCATAATAAAGTCCGTGCCGCTCTTACTTTCGCGCTCTTTTAAGTAGGCCATAAAATCATCAGCATAGCCTTTCTTAATCAGATATGCGAAAGTTATTGCAAAAGCACTACTTTCGTTTGCGGTCTCTTGCTCACTCTCTTTCTTGTGCGAGAGTTCAAGCGCCCTTACTTCGGTGCTTATATTTCCTACTAATGTAGACAAATTACCTAACGTTTTCGCAACATCGCAAAGTAATTGCGATTTGTTACGTTCTGCCTCATACTCGACATTGTTACGAGTTACCCGTAATATACGAGCAATCTCATAGTACATTTGTGCTGTGGTTGCCATTGTTATTTTGTTTGTTGCCCCACTGGTTGGGTGGGGCGTTACCTTTTAAAGTTCTCTTTCAGATAGACAAATACTAAATACAATACGGTCGGTTGTCGGTTGTGGCTTGTTGTCTGTACGTTCGCCTACAAGCGTCAAACTATTCTCATAGGTAATTGTATAACATTCATCGTTTAACAAGTCCTTTACCCCCTTTAAGGCTGCTTTTACGGCCTTTAATGACTTATAAGGGGTATCGTTGTACAACGTGGTTACCTTTGTCTCGTGGTTGTCATCGCTATTTGAGCGAGTAAAATAAATTTCGTATTTCATTGCTTTAGTTGTTTTGTTGGTTGCCCCACTGGTTGGGTTGGGTGGTACCTTTTATTTATACAATTTACCTGTGTACAAGTCTTGTACGTAGCTTATGAATTGTTTTAATGTGAGATGCTCGCCAGCAAAAAAGTCATATAAATCAGATACACCTATGTTATACATCTTTTCTATTACTACGTCAAACATACTTCTTACCTTTTCTTTATTAGCTTCGGGCGCGCCATTTACCAAGGTTTCAAATTTTGCCTTAATCTCATTAATCATTATTTCATGCAACTCTTTTCTACCTTGCTCAGTTGCTGCCTTTTCTTTGTAAATTTCTCGTGTCATATTATTTTTTATTTTTGATATTGCAAAGGTAGTTACTTTGCGCGCTCTATGCAAATTTTTAGTATTAAAATATC